TTTTTTCTTCTATTAACCCTAATGATTTTTTGAATGTGTTGGATGACTTGCGTTCTGTTACTCGTGTAGGTGTTGGTGGTGATATATTTAAAACTGCTTCGGGTGCTGATCCAGCTAAGAACCCGGTTCGTGCTATGGCTTGTGCTGGCATTCAAGGTTACGGCGGTCTTTTGTCCGTCCCCTACTCTCCCGACTTGTTTGGTAACATTATCAAACAAGGTTCTTCTCCTACTGTTGAGATTGAGGTCATGAATTCTCTTGATGTAAATAGTGATACAGGTTTTTCTGTTGCCGTTCCGGAACTTCGTTTGAAAACGAAGATTCAGAACTGGATGGACCGTCTTTTTATTTCCGGTGGTCGTGTTGGTGATGTTTTCCGTACTCTTTGGGGTACTAAGTCTTCGGCGCCCTATATTAATAAGCCGGATTTCCTTGGTGTTTGGCAGGCCTCTATAAATCCGTCGAACGTTCGTGCTATGGCTAATGGTTCGGCTTCCGGTGAGGATGCAAATTTGGGCCAGCTTGCGGCTTGTGTTGATAGGTATTGCGATTTTTCGGGACATTCCGGTATTGATTATTATGCTAAGGAACCCGGTACTTTTATGCTTATTACTATGCTTGTTCCCGAACCTGCATATTCGCAAGGTTTGCACCCGGATTTGGCATCTATTTCTTTTGGTGATGATTTCAACCCCGAATTGAATGGTATTGGCTTTCAGTTGGTACCCCGTCATCGTTTTTCGATGATGCCCCGCGGCTTTAATAAAACAGGTCTTGATGCAGAAACCAATCCTTGGTTAGGTTTTTCGGGTACCGGTGTATCTGTTGATCCCAATGTGGTTTCTGTTGGTGAGGAGGTTGCGTGGTCATGGCTTCGTACTGATTATCCTCGTTTGCATGGTGATTTTGCACAAAATGGTAATTATCAGTATTGGGTTTTAACACGTCGTTTTACTAATTACTTTCCGGATGATGGTACTGGTTTTTATCAAGATGGAGAATACACCGGAACTTATATTAATCCTCTTGATTGGCAGTATGTTTTTGTTGATCAGACTTTGATGGCTGGTAATTTTGCGTATTATGGTACTTTTGATCTTAAGGTTACTTCCTCTCTTTCTGCGAATTATATGCCGTATCTTGGTCGTTAGTTAAAGCTTAATTGTTATGTATAAGAAAAAGAAAATAACTTACCCTCCTTGTTTTACGGAGGATTCATTTTCACCTTGTGAATACAATCCTTTTGTAGACAAGGTTGTTGTCGCTCGTCCTATGTCTTATTACCTTAATGGTGGTGTTGATTTGGACGGTGTTTCTACTCGTAAACCCCTGCCGAATGCCTTTGATGATGCGGAGTCTATTGCGTCTGGTGATGTTGATATATTCACCGATCCTACTGTCGGTAAACTTGATTTGATGGATATGGCATCTACTATGGCTTCCGAATCTGAGTCTCGCGCTTTAAAGGATGGAGCCAGAGAACCAAATTTCGACTAATTGAACAATTTCCATGGGTAGAGGCCGCAATATACTTGATATATATTGCGGAGTGCGGAAAGCACGTCCTCTACCCTACTTTACAAAGAAAAATTGAACAATTATGAGTATTTTAGCTGGATTAGGTGCTGCTGCCGCTTCCTTTGCAATGAAAGAAGGTCATAATGCAATTGCTCAATCTCGTAATGAGAAAAATATGGCTCTGGAACATGATTATTGGAAACGGCGTGTTAATCAACTTGAAGAGATGAATAAGCCTTCTCGCCAGGTTGCCAAATGGCGTTCTGCTGGTATTGCTCCTCAAGCTGTCTTTGGAAATTCTCCCGGTGGTGCTGGTATTGCTACCGATGCTTCTGCTCCGAATTCTCAAACCCCTATGGGTTCCAGTGATTTTAATTTTGTTACCACAATCGCTGAGCGTCAGCGCATGAAGAACGAAAAGGCAATTGCTGATGCCACTGTTGATAAGCTGAACGCCGAAGCCCAAAAACTTCGAGGTGATACGAAAGACCCGAAAGTCACTAAGGAATCGCAACAGCTTGAATTTGATTGGAATCTTGTTAAAAAACAGCGTGAGCAGGTTCAGCTTGCTGTTGATGAAATTGACAAAGAATTTCGGCGTGCTGTTAATGAAGCTGACTTGCAAATTAAGCGTGGTATTTATTCTGAAACCCTTTCAAAGATCGATAAGTTAATTGCCGATAAAGAAGTTTCGGAGGAAATGAAGAGTAATCTGCAGAAACAGCGTGATTTGATTGATGCTCAAATTGATTCTACAAAGGCGCAGACTGGTCTTAATAAGGCTCAGACCAAGACTGAAGATGCGAGAAAGAGCAATCTTGATGCTCAGACTGAGACGGAGAATCAAATGCGTAAATTGCGTAAGTCTCTTACTCAAAATCAGATTAATGAGATCACTCAGAAGATTCGCGCTTCTCGCGTTGTTACTGCGGAAGGTATTGAACGATTTAATGCGTGGTTGCGTGGTGATCGTGAGGTCGGTTCCCTTTTTAGTCTTATTGATAAGTATATTACTGGATCTGGTAAGGAATTGTTATCTTCGCGGTACAATAATGATGTGCGTGATTATCTTTACGAATTGATGAATGGAGTATCCGAGTAGTTTTATGCAGGTCTTGGGCGTTTTGGTTTTTGTCGCCTTTATTTGGACTCTTTGTAGTTTGGCTAGAAAGTTTTTGCTTTTTTTTAAGAGATTTTCTGAAGTAGTTTAATCTCTTGTTTGTAAGACCCGGCATAGTTCGGGTCTTTTTTTTTACCTCGCGCAGATCCACCATCACTTGTGCTGCATAGTACTATGTAATACAAACAACCGTTTTTCTAGTCGTAAGACTGGAGCGGTGTCGCACCGCTAGGACTTAATATTGTTTTTACATTTGTGATTTACATATGTAAAACTTGATTAATTATTAATGTGTTGTGTTCTGCACGCCCGCGTGACCTTCCCGACGGTCCGGCCGCCTTTGCTTCGGGCTCATTCCATAGCCCGAAGCATTGGCGCGCCGGACTACTTCGTTTGATTGACTTCCTTATAGCGCAGCATCTTGATGACCCAAGATGCGGAGCGTCTCCGATGTGTAACGTGCGTACGTGTGCTTCACGCGTGCGCGCGAAATTCATATTCGGATATAATTGTAAAAATTTCACTTTTTTTTTGGACTTGTAAATATTATTTATATATTTGCATTGTAGTTCTCTACTACTCGTTCTTTGACGTATTGCCACCTTTATTAACTCTCTCTTCTGTGGCGAGATGCTTTTCCCTACCCTACCACTTAACTTGTTGGCAATGAATATATTACCATTATGTTAAATTCTTGGAGAGCATAGCCGCTTGATACGTTGTGCGTGAGCACTTTGAAGTGGAATTTATAATGATATTATGTTAGACAACGATCTTATTTTGATGGTTTGTTATTCAAAGCTTGTTGCCGTTGATGAATATCTCCTTAAACGTGGTAATGAGCAAGTTTGTACTATTCTTGATGGTATTATTGATGGTCTTCAAACTGTATTGCGTAATTTAGAACAAAAATAAATCATGGAAAATCCCGAAGTTGTAATCGTTCTTCCCAATGGCACTGAAATTCAGTGTACTGCTAAATCTGCTAAGTACCTTATTATTGGTCTTGGTTTGGAATCAGTTTTGAGAGATGGAAAAATTAAAGAATCTGCTGAAAAGTAAGAAGTTTTGGACGCTTGTAAGTGCGATTGTTGCCGCTCTTTCGGCGTTTTTTCTTACGTCTTGCTCTACTTCTCACTATGTTGCTCAAAGTGTTTCCAGCTTTGTGAAAGGTGATACTACTACTACTATTATTAAGTATGAGCAAGTTGGCTCTGTAAACAAAAAGTAATTTATTATGGAAATTCAGAAGGAGTATATTCTTGTTGTGAATGGTCGTCCTTATTTTTCGGTTGTGGATGTTAAGCATCTTTCTGCTGTGATTGACGACGCTAAGGCACGTTTCGGTGCTGATTCGAAAATTGATGTTTTCTTGCAGACTACCGAGCCGTATGCGCCCGGAAAGAATAACGGTAACTAAGGATATTTTCGAGCGTCTTATGGCTTCGAATTCGTGGCGAGGTCTAGAAGCGTTAATAACTTGGTCCGATTCCGTGACCTGGAGAACCAAAGCGGGCAAAATGCCCGTTTTGGTTATTCAGTACGATCATTACGACGATTTTATTCGCTGGAAAGACTGGGTTTCACACGTTTCCTTTCCTTATGCCTATACTCGTGCAATTGATGATGTTGTTATTGTAGAGGTCCCCGTTGAGCCTTTTTTTCGGTTTACAACTCTTCCAAAGAAGTGGCATGTGAACAACCTAAGGTGATCGTCAACCGTCGTTATGCGAACATGACAAACACCGAGATTGTTAATTATGCTAGGACCTTTTACGGTTGTTTTTGGCCTCCGGATTATATTTTAGAGGTTCCTTGCGGTTATTGTCATTCTTGCCAGAAGTCGTATAACAATCAATATCGCATACGTCTTTTGTACGAGCTTCGCAAATATCCGCCTGGCACTTGTCTGTTTGTTACTTTAACCTTTAATGACGATAGCTTAGAGAAGTTTTCGAAAGACACGAATAAGGCTGTCAGATTGTTTTTGGATCGTCTTCGTAAGGTTTATGGTAAACAAATCCGGCATTGGTTTATTTGTGAGTTTGGCACTCTTCGTGGTCGTCCTCATTATCACGGTATTCTTTTCAATGTTCCCCAAGCTTTGATAGATGGCTGTGATTCGGATGTGCCCGGTTGTCATTCTTTGTTGGCCTCTTATTGGAAATATGGCTTTGTTTTTGTTGGGTATGTGTCTGACGAAACATGTTCGTATATTACCAAATATGTCACGAAGTCCATTAATAGTAATAAGGTGCGCCCTCGTGTTATCTCTTCTTTTGGTATTGGTTCTAATTATTTTGGTACCGAGGAATCCTCCTTGCATAAATTAGGTAATCAACGTTACCAGCCTTTTATGGTCTTGAATGGTTTCCAGCAGGCTATGCCGCGGTATTATTATAATAAAATATTTTCTGATGTTGATAAGCAAAACATGGTTGTTGATCATCTTATTAATCCTCCTGTTGAGTTTAGTTGGCAAGGTCAGAAGTTTAGTAGTAAATTGGAACGTGATGAAATGCGTCGTTCTACTTTGAATCAAAATATCGCTTCCGGTCTTACTCCTGTGCTTCCCCTACCCCATACTGAACGTGTTTCTTCTTTCGATTTATTTAAGAAAAATATGGATAAAAATAAAGAATTTAAATAATGTCAAATTATCGGATTCCCTCTGATTATCAGAATCAGACTCCACGCGCTATACATCGGCGCGCTTCCTCTGCTTATGGTACTATTCATCCCGGCTTGGCCATTCCGGTTCATCATCGCCATCTGAATGTTGGTGATCGTATTCGTGGTCGGATCGATGAGCTTTTGCAGTCTCAGCCTATGTTGGGCCCTCTTATGAATGGATTCAAGCTTATTACTATTGCTACTTTTACGCCGGATTCTGCTATTTATGGTTGGATGTCTAACGGTCGTCGTTTTACTCCCGACGAGTATATGAAATTTGGTAAGGTTTATTTTGCCCTTGCTGGTGATAATCTTACCAAATATGCAGACCCCGCGTTCAAGGTCTCTCATCCCGTTCGTCGTCTTACTTTTGGTTTGGATCTGAATGCGGATACAAAGAAAATTTATGAATCTTGGGTTTCTGATGAATTAAATGCTACTGGCGCCAACGGTCAGCCTACCCACATCGGTCGTGGTGGCCTTTGGGATTGGCTCGGTATTGCCGCTGGTGCTGTTTGTCCTAATTTAGGTAAAAGGAATACGTCGGTATATCAAGGTGCTCGTGGTGAAATTTATCCTTCTTCCTTCCAGTTCAACGCCGCTCCGTTTTTTGCCTATTTTCTTTCGCATTATTATTATATTGCCAATATGCAGGAGGACTATGTATATTTTACACGTGGTGTTGGTGAAATGCAGAAAGTTCGTCCGGATGGTCAGCAGGAATCATTGTATCGTCCGTTCTTCTCTGATGTTTTTTCTTCTATTAACCCTAATGATTTTTTGAATGTGTTGGATGACTTGCGTTCTGTTACTCGTGTAGGTGTTGGTGGTGATATATTTAAAACTGCTTCGGGTGCTGATCCAGCTAAGAACCCGGT